ATGGCTTTAACTGAAGTGTGGCTGAAAGCTAATAACGGCAAGGCACGTGATAAAGTTGAAGAAATAGCAGATCGGGACTCAATGAGTGTCAGGATCTCACCTAAAGGGAAAATTGTTTTTCAGCTTCGGTACCGTTTTGCTGGAAAAGCCGAACGCTTAGATCTGGGCACCTACCCTCATATGTCACTCAAAGATGCACGCATGAAAGCTGGCGAAATGCGGTCACTTTTAGATAAAGGAATGAATCCTAAAGTTGAGGTTCGTGTACAGCAGCAAAAATACATTGATGCCAGCACATTTGAAGAAGTTTTTAATGACTGGTATGAAAGTTATTGCCTGAAGAAGAAAACTTCTGCCCAGCAAATTAGGAATACCTTTGAGCAGCATGTAATTCCTGAAGTTGGCGATTTACCAGTTGATCGCATTACTTTACAGCAATGGTTGGCCTTACTTGAAGAGTTGGCGGATGATGTGCCTTCAATTGCAGATCGCGTATTAACGAATGCAAAACAGGTTCTGAAGTGGGCCAAAAAAAGACAACTACTTGAAGTAAATGTTCTATCTGATATCTATGCTAAGGAAGATCTAGGTATAGAGCGAAACAGAGGAACAAGATTTCTTTCTGATGAAGAAATTAAGATGGTTTTGATGGCTATTGAAGAATCAAATATTTTGCCTAAAAACAAAATTTTCTTAAAACTATGTTTAATGTTTGGCTGCCGTAATGGTGAGCTTAGAAAAGCTAAAAAGACAGATTTTGATTTAAATAGAAAGGTCTGGATTGTACCGGTGATTAACAACAAGACTGGTAAGAAAACTGGTCGTGAAATCATTCGCCCTATTTTGCCTGAAATGGAGGCATTAATTGTTGAAGCTTTTGAATATAGCTCTTGTGAGTACTTCTTAACTAATGACAGTGAAGAAACACCTATGAGTCATGGATCCTCTAATTCATTACCTGGTTACTTAATGGAGCGACTCAGAAGACATCATGACTATCATATGAAGCATTGGTCTCTTCATGACCTAAGAAGAACAGCACGTACTAATTTCAGTGCTTTTACATCGCGTGATGTAGCACAACTCATGATTGGCCATGTAATGTCAGGTGAACAAGGTACTTATGATTATTACGAATATTTACCACAGCAAACAGAAGCATATGCAAAGTGGTTGGAAAAATTAAAAGAACTAACCGAAGAGTAAATAAAATTAGCTCTTTTGCTTCTTACTAAACTTCCACCAAGTTTTTTATAATAGACCTCTACTACGGGCAATTGGTTCAGCATTTGCTTGATAGATATCTAAGTACCATCTTTTGAGATAAACCAATTTAAGCTGGTAATTCACCTTATTTAGTTTGATAAAAAATTTCTGGTTCCGATCGAGTAAAGGGATTTCATATAACACCATATTTACTTACCACTCATTAATGAACTAAAAGCATCTACAGCTGGCCCTAAAACAGTATTCAATACTGAAGAGTTAACTTGTTTCGGTTGCTTGGTACCAGAATCAACAACATCAGAAGTTACTTCGGGGTTCTTTTGATCAACGATTGAAACCAGCGTTTCTTTTGTGGAAACAATAAAGACTTTTTTAAACACAATATCGATCATCAAAGCATTTGTTTCATCAGTGACATTCTTTAATGACTTAATCAACATGTCCGTATAAAGGCGTTTACCATTAGAAATAATAAGTCGTTGACCTTGTAAGGCCTGCAACCCCTGATAAATACCAAGAAGTGACAAATCTGCCCCGATAAATGTATTACCTATTAGCCCGTTCATTCTGCCAGCACTCTCAGACCAGCCAATTTTCATTGTTACTTCTGGTGGTGCTTTATAGCAGTGGTCAGAAATCGGTGAACCCTTTTCTACTGGATGCTCTGTTATTACAAGCTCATCAGAGTGGTTTTCTTCAATAACAACGTCAGCAAATAAACCCATTATTGAACGATGACCACCAAACAATAGTGAGCCAACTGTTTCAGTGATAGCCATGCTTTTCTCCAGACAATAAAAAACCGCCTTAAGGCGGTATTAGAAGAAATCAATTTATAGAGATAAATTAAATATTAATTTTTAGATTTACACTCATCTAAAATTTTTAATATTTTTTCGCACTCAGTTATCGCTTCATCAGCATCAGATTGATGGCATTCGTCAGCTAAATGATAATCTGCCATTACACGTCTGGAATGGAAAGTTAACATTTTATATCCAAGCCCCTTTAACCTCTGAGTTTTTTCACTTAAAAGTGTTTTACTCACCCTTTCGTGGGAACCACCCTTAACTTTATCAATATCAATATTTAAATCTTCTTCAACAAAGTTCTTAACTTCATGATACGCACAATAATAAGCACGACTGATACACGATCTTGCATCAGCCTCATTGCTAGTATCTAGTTTTTTTGAAAATTCGAGAAATTCTAAAGCTTCCATTCTTTCAAGCAACATCTCTACTTTCTTGGTGATCAAAACTAAAATAAATTGATATTTTTAGAAGATCATCAAGGGGAATTTCTGCCTTAATAACGTTTTCCACAAAGTCATCGTTTAATTCAGAAATATCATCTGCAGTTAAGTGTTCAGGATAGATTATTGTATTTATCATATCATCTAACTTACAAGCTGCGATTTTAGTCTGAGTATAAAATTTTGAGTACAATACTAAATCACTGAGATTTATCATTGATCTATATGAACTCACTGACACTCCAATTTGCTCAATAAATTCAATATTTTCATTAACTTTTAGAATAGTTTCTTCAATTAATGGTAAATACAAATCCGTATTAATATTTAGTTTTGTTACTAATGTTCTGATTTCATTTAATACATCTGGATATATTAAAGAATTGGATAAAGTTAAAATTCTATCCAAAGTTTTTGCACTTGGCTCAATATTGAATGCTTTAACTAAATAACTTAGAGCATCTTCACCCTTTCCAAGCATTAACAATGCTTGAGCATAATCACATAAAACCAAACTATTTTCATAATTTGATAAAGCAAGAGCTTGCTCAAAGTTTTTCTTAGCGATTTCGAAATTATTTTCGTAAACACCAATGATCGCTAATATTCTTTTACTATCAACAATATCACTTTCTGCCAATGATTTAGCTTGGGTCTTCCATCTATGAATAGTGAACTCAGAAGCATTTTTGCGACCAAAAACACCAATCTGGTCAAGTATTTCATGTGCTCTTTTCTTTGGAGCAAGCATACCCATCACCTATTTATCATTGAAAACAACCCTTAAAAAAATTTGGATTGTACAATCCAATAATAACATGAAAAATTTCCCGTTACGATCCCTCAAAATTCTTAAAGAAGGATCTCATTTTTCACCAATAATGTGTTAATGTTCTAGTAATTTATGAAATTATTCAGAGAACTTAATAAGGAAATATAAAATGTGGAAAATAATTATACCTGTTTTGGTCTTGTTCTCTCTGAGCTACGAAATTGAGGGAAAAACAATTTTTAAGCATATTGGTGACTATGTCGCATCAAGTATTATTAATGATATTCACAAAACTAATAAACAAATTGATAAACAAGCTGCAAACTCGAATAGTTAAAAATTCTATTTCCCGGGCAATAAAAAACCCACCGATTGGTGGGTTTTGATTCAAATAAAAGTTTAGAGTGGTGAATTGTAACTCTTACCAAGTTTCTCAAGTAGGTCAGCAGTTCTTCTTGTATTTTGTTGAATCTTGAATATAACCACCCAAAATTCAGCCCAAAGACGAACTATCACCGAACCAAAAATTAAAATACATATACCAACAAAGACACCCAAAGAGCCTGATGTGTATGGGCTTGCTGCTTCTGGAGGTAGACTATTGCCACCTAATCCCCCAGCAATCATAACGCCCCCCGTAATCCATACACACAAAAGTAAGATCCAGTATGCAAATGTGACGATCTTGGTTGACAAAACGGCATCTAAAAACAGGATACTTTTCATTTTTCCTCTTATCATGTATATAGTTAAACTATTACATAATAATCTATTGATGCTCAAAAATCACCCATTAAACCATTGTTATATATCTATCTAGTTAATTAGTGGTTTCACACTCCTCGCCATTTGAATCATTGTATTTTCATTATGACGCTGTATTACCTGAGCAGTTTCATTTGGGTTGTCCGCACCATTGATCGTCATTTCAGTTTTATGGGGCTGATAAATGGTCACATGAGACGTTTTAGAGTTTACAGCATTAACTTGGTCTTTATGAGGGTTATTACCAAAAGGAGCAGTATTTCTAATATTTAAATTGGTTGAGAGTTTAAGTTAGAAGACTCACTACCTAAAGAAATAGAAAATGGTTTAGTAATATATTTGGCTAAATCTTTCGTTGTTCCATGGCCGTGCACATTCTTTCCTGAGCCAAAAACCAAACCATTTTTTTTCGATTTTTCGAAAAAGGCATCTACCCAAGCATCCCTGTTTTTCTTATCAGAAACGTAGGGGTTAGCATAATTCAAATGTCCACCTACACCTCCAGAATATGAGGGTAAAATATGGTCTATGTTTTTGATAGTGAAGATTCTTTTAATTTAACATATGATGAACTTGTCGAGATTATTAGTAAGGCTCGGATGACTGGGCCACAGATGATTCCTATTTTAGGAACGGTTGATTAAAAGGATTAAAATTAAATGCAATACGAAAAAATACACAAGATAACTAGCTCGGCTCTTAAGTTTTTTGAAGACCATCTTAAATCTCCAATGATATGGCAAGTCTTTCCCAGAAACTTCTGTGAGGAAGCAAGTAGCTTACTATTAATGATTCTTCAACAAGAAGGCATAAATGATTTTAAAATAATGAAGGGAACAAATATTGAAGAAGAAAATCATTATTGGTTAGAAAGTGAGGAGTATGTTATTGATCTTACAGCACATCAATTTAATGGAATTACTTCACCTTTTATACTTATAGAGAAAAGTAAATACCCCTTAAATAAAATATTTTCACTGGATATACATGAAATTATTGATTTTCAAAATTGGAGTGGTTTAAATCCATATGAGCCTAAAATTCAAAGTATTTTTTATGTAGATTATTACAAATAAAGCCCTCCTCAGAGGAATAGCTAATCCATCAGGACCAGTGATGGTTTCCCAAGAGGCATTAGGAAGTTCCGTAGAATCTAATGCTGCAGAAGAAAGTGAACCAAGTGGCGCTTGGGCAGTAGGGTTCGCAGTACGTACATATACCTTCGCATTGATATCGATCACTGGTGCTGAAGGCTTCACCCAGATAGAACCGATTTGCATTACAGGTGCACAGTCCTTAGCTTGATAGGCTTCTTTACCTAAGGCATTTTTTCCAGATTTACCCACGTGCTGAAAAACCACTACACCAAACTTTGTATTGGTTGCCTCAGTTACTGCGCTTACGGTTTTTCCGTCAGCAGATTGGACCACCACTTCGCCGTCACTAACTACGCCTGTACCAGCAACTGGCAAAGATAAAATTTCTTCGGGCATGTGCAGGCGAGCACGCATACCCGGAATAGCTTGAGGGGTTAAAGACATTTGCAGTTCTCCAGTTAATTAGAAACTTTGTTTCCAAGCTTCTTTTTTGTTGTTAGGTTTGGGTTCCCCATCTACTGGTTTACCGTCACCAGTTTTAACTTGCTGTTGCTGGTGAAGAGCATCACCTACAGGATTAGAAGGATGTGTACCCTTCACAGCACAGAGTGCACGGAAAGTTGTATCGATCTGCTCAGGCTTTGCATCGCCTACCGACACGTTACCCATCAAAGCTGTTACTAATGCATCACCCGCTTTAGCAGCAATTACATCACGCTTGATTTGCTCGCATGTGCAGCCTTCTGTTTTAACTGTTGGTACCAATGCTTTAGCATCCGCAATCACAGCAGCACGTTCAGCCGCAGCTTGCTCAAGCTTTTCAGGCGTCATTTGGTTCTTTTCCAGATCACCTACTTTTTGCTCCAGTGCTGTTTTTTCGGCATGTAACTGATCTACAACCGCTTGAATGGCACCTAGTTCATCACCGATTGAAAATTGCTTATCACCCACTTTAAGTTTTGCAGCCTTCATGTTTTCAAGCTGCTCTTGTTGCTGCTTTAATGCATCTGCTAAGGGCGTGTTATCGCCGATGTTAAAGCGGATACCGTTTACAATTACTTCCATTGTTTTCCCCTTTGGTGGAGTTTGCTGTTTGTCACCGATGCGGCAATCACCACCACAACGGCCATATTTAACGAGTGCTACGTGATTGCCAATAAAATTGATAAATTTGGCTTGATACGGCGTGCCATCTGGCGCAGTACCCTGCTCAACGATTAATAAGGCTCCATAGCCAAGCGACATTTCTAGCCGCTCGTTGCTTTGGATCAGATCAATGCTGATCTTGTCTTTAATGAGCAAATCACCCACCAGATAATCGCCTTCCTGTCGAACGTTCTCACAATAGCCAATGTGATAATCCTTCCAGTTAGATGCGTTAATTTCATTCTTAGGCGGGTGATAGTCTGTAGCGTCTACACCATTGAAGCTTTGAATAGCCTCAGGCTTGAAAAGCTCTTCTGCAGGCGTGTAGACATTAATGACTTGATCAGCGGTATAACCTTCCAGTGATGGAAACTCATACGCATAGTACTGACGTACTTGAGGCGCTTTAGCTAAGCGAACATTGACGCATTTCAGATACCCCTCTTTGGTAAATGAGCGTGTCGATTCGCTTGGCGCAAAGTCACCTACCTTGAAGCGGTAAATGTTTTTCATAAATTGCGCTCAATAAAAAACCCACCGAGTGGTGGGTTAACATATTTGGGAATTCTAAAATTAATTTGAATTAGTCAATTCAACAGCAGTCTTTACTTTCATAGGTAAATTCTTATTAACTTTATCCTCATAACAAAAATAAGATATCAACATACTAGATATAATTAAAACTTCTAAAATTACAATTAAACAAGATGGAATGTAAATCCAAAATTTCTTTGGCTTTTTTGGTTTTACACATTTAGATTTATCATCCTCAGATAATGCTATATATCTTTTATTTTCATATTCATAAAATGCTGACTTGTAGTCAACGTCATCATGGTTTTCAAAACCATCTAGTACTTTTCGGTACTCATTCATATACTTTTCAAGATTTGGCTTTTCATTTTTGTGTTTTACATCTACTAAATGAACTTTAAATTCATCAATGATCTTTTTAATCCTATCCCCACATTGCAAAAACTCTTTACTACGAACTTGGAAATTGGCAGTGGCAATAGCGGTTGAATATACTAAAACACAGACAGCAAGAAATACTTGAATAATTGTCAAAGTTATACTTGAAAAACTTTTATTAATTCCAGCGAGATCAAGTAATGGAATTAATATTAATCCTAAAGATGCAATAGTAGTGGTGATGAAACATATGTCATTTATATGTTTCAATCTCCTTGCTGCTGTAAACCTTGCATCTGTAGTAATACTCATGGTCCTTAAATATTTATCAGCAATTTCTTGATAAGGAGTAAATATACTTATTGAAGTGCTGTCTGTGCTTTTCGTATCCATTTAAATTAATATATAAAATAATTATTAATCATATAATTAAACCAATAGTTCAATCAATTAAAATATCCTCATAATTAGGCAATGCCGTGCAACGACATCGGATAGGCTGACCGGGATGTCCACCGTCTGGTGGTGAATCCCATCTGAATGTCTTGCCTTGCTTATGCTGGTGGTCTGGCCTTACACGCTCATCTTTCGCCGTTTGCCATGTGTATGTCTCGACACCCATCGAAAGCTGTCGAGCTTGGTTAATTTGGCCGTTAATCTTGCCCATCTGATCACTAGCAATAAGACGTGCACGATAATCAGTAGATAGTCCTAATTGCTTAATTGCTTTGGCCAACTCTTCATTTGTTTGTCCAGTCTGCAAAGCGTTGGTAATTAATACCTCAAGCTTATCGGCGTATTGCTGCGGAATAGACTTAATCAAACTGACATTTGCCGTAATGTTTAGATCTACCTCGTCCTGAATATCAGCAGCTCGATAGAACGGCGTAAGATCTACACCAATAATTGTTTTAGTGTGTTCTGCAATTTGCTTGTCCACTTCCTTTTGAGTATCAGTCACAACCTTTGTGGCCAACGGTCGTGAAATCTCAACAACATACTTTGTGAGCTTTTCCCTAAACGCCGTCATCATGTCTGAGAACCAAGCATCACCGATATTCTGGCCGACTGTAGGAATAACCAATTCTTTTGTTTGTTCCTGACAGTATTTTGAAATAGCCAGTAGTTGTCGTGTGTAATATAGCTCTACACGGCGATTTACGTGCACGGCTCTCGGCTTGGAAGCTTTACGACCTTTTTTACGTTTCTTCGCCTGCTGGAGGTGGGGTTTTAGGATCTGAATTATCGTTGTCATTAAGCTTCACCATTGTCTCAAGCTCTTTGATATGTTCTTCATCAATCACTGAATAAACACCGTCAATAAGTAGCTGCCGTGCTATCTGTGGCTCTGTGATGATGCCCATCTCTAAATATTTAGCATCCCGTTCAGCGTTAGCTTTCTCAACTTCAGAACGGACTTTAGCGTCTAGTTGCCATAATGGGTTAAACACAACATCTAAGCTTGGAATCTGACGACCAAATGTAGTTTGAACAATTACTCTTAAAAGCTTCATCATGAATGGCTTTAAGGACCATGTTTGCTTAGTTGCGATACTGTCATAATAGTTCCGTGTGTCATGTTCGCCTGTTGCATTCATACCCGCAGGTGATTGGCCAAATAAAATCGTATATGGCAT